TATTGTATGCGGAACTGACATCATGTCCTAGTCCGGTCTTGTTCAACCACTCACTGTTATGATGACGGTTCGCCACCCAGTAAGTACAGGCGTGTCCGTCTTTGTTTGCGCGTCTCCATTCATCAGTGACTTTATGGAGTAGTTGCATTGGGCCTCCTGCCCAATCGTTTTCAATACGTTCGCAGTATAATTGTGCAATCTGTGGAATGGTAGTCCAGAACTCATTTGCCATACCTAACTGGAATGTAGATTTCTTGGTCAACCACTTGGACAGTATCATACGAAAGAAATCTTCACCTTCGGGTTTGAGATAGGCGTCATGTTCCATCATCCACACACGGTCACCTTGAGACATTCTTTTTGCGGTTCGGTAATGAGTGTGTAGTGCGGCGAGTTCTTGGGGGGAACGTTTTACAAGATTGTTGTTAACGTTTTCGAGTAGGGTGTCGGGGGTGATACACTGAACAACTTCGACTTCGAATACATCTGATACACATTCCCACGATTTCAGTGCGACTTCCATGTATCTTACTGCAAGTGGATTATTCAAATCCACATTCATTATGCCTTTAGCTTTCGCCATCTGGTACCGTAAACGCCCCATTCATTCTTTCGTATTGCGCTGAGTATTTAGTGAGGGTCAGATTCTCACCATCCCAGACACACCAGATAGGTGGACGAAATCCAACCTTGAACTCCCAGTGGTCGGTCTTAATGAGTGACTCTTCCATGATGACACCTTTCTTGTCACGCATGGCACCCACACCACCCAACAATTGAACGTCTTGGTTACCGTAGGGGTTCCAGACTTCATTTACTAATGCGATACATTCTACTAACATAATATTAAAAAAGAGGGCTATTCGCCCTCTTTTCCATCCCTCTTTTCTTCGGTCTGTTTTGATTCAACATAATACCAATTTCCAGTAAATGGATTTTGTTTATGATGAAGAGAAAGTTTATTCAAAACAATTTTTACTTGTCTTGCCTTTACTACAACTTCCTCAATTTCTCCAGCAGTTGCGATTGAAGAGAGAAAACACAGTGCAAACATTGCTAGTTTTCTCATCGGTAGTCTCCGTTTTATCCGATTTCGATAGTACGGGGACGCTTCTCCTTGGGTAGTTCAACTCTCAGGTCAATGACTAGTAAACCATCCACGAAGTCAGCTCCATCGACAACAACATGTTCTGATAACCTAAAGGTTCTTCGGAACTTTTTCTGTGAGATTCCTTTATGTAGAAACTCTTTTGGTTCGCGGTCTGCAATTTCTGCAGAGATTACCAGAAGTCCATCGCGTACTTCTACGTCTAGGTCTTCTTTTCGGTAACCCGCGAGGGCCAGTTCTACTTGGAACTTCTCTTCATCGAGTTTAACCACATTGTGAGGGGGGTAGAGTTTGTTGTCTGTCATGTCTGACAGTCTTTCAATCTCATTCCAGACGTGGTCGAATCCAATGAAATGTGAACGTGGGAACGTAAATGCTTTAGATACCATAACGGTTTCTCCTTATATTAAGCGAGGTGTTGTTAGTGAGACCCACCCTATGTGGCATCTCGACATTATTTATAACATATCGCAATGCAAAATGCAAGCGGTATGAAATTTTCACATATTACATTTTTGTTACATTTTTGTGTATAAATAATTATAACGTTGTGAAACGTATAAGGAGCATACACAAATGAAACAACTAGCCTTCGTCGTGATGACGATATTATTCAGCACTGCCGCAATGGCAAATGATTTTAATTTCAACAAGAACGCTCAAGTTCGATTACAAACCGAATCACATAACTGGAATCTCGATGTTCGATGTCGCAAAGACATCAAAGAAGATACTAGAATTATTGTGAGAACCCCACCAAAAGAAATCCGCCTCGATGGACGGATTACTATTGAACAATCTAAGAAAAGGCAGGCCTGCCGAGTACGACAACTAGCCGTAGTCTTACGATAGTTGTGCTAAGATATTGTGGGGGTCGGTCTCACCATAGGGGTCGTCCTCTGCATTATCTCTCAATCCTGGCTCAATCCACGACTGGACAATTTCCATGTTGTCGATAAACACGGCATAACGCCACGAACGTTGACCGAAACCAAGGTTGTCCTTGTCCACGAGCATACCCATCTGACGGGTAAACTGTGCAGAACCGTCCGGTAGAACCTTGACATTCTCTAGTCCTTGACTCTTTGCCCATGCATTCATGACAAACGCATCATTGACAGACATACAATAGATTTCATCAATGCCCTTTGCAGTAAACTCTGGATACAACTTCTCAAAGTTTGGTAGTTGATATGTTGAACAGGTTGGAGTGAAGGCCCCTGGCAGTGAGAAGATAAGTGCCTTTTTGTTTCCAAAAAGTTCTGCACTGGTTAGTTCTTCCCAACGATATGGATTATCGCCTAGAATAGACTCATCCCTTACTCTCATTCTAAACGTCACGTTTGGTACATTGTTAATCATAGTGTTCCTCACACATAGTTTGAAGGGTCAGGTTCTTTCTCTACACCAAAGGAAAATGTGACCCGCGATTTTCCTGTGATAATTTGGTGATGCGTACCACGCGGTATGTATACACAATCACCGACTCTAAAATCTCGTGGAGTATCTGACCACTCAGAGTTCTCCACACGTATCTGTACGTCACCCAGAACTTGAACCAAGAACACATCCATCTTGTCCTTGTGCCATGGGTAACTTTTGTTTTCAGAACCAAATCCCATAAACGCAATGTTTGTGATTGGATTCTTAGTAAAGATTTTTCTCATCTCAGAGACAACGTTCTTCGCAAACTCAGGTGAACTGGGTCGTTTATGAGCGTTACTGAGAAAGAATCTCATTTTATCGTGATGTTGGTCTATCAGGTCTTGGGGATGTGAATCAAGGAAGGTTAGTGCGTCTGTCCATGTCCAATCAACGTCAAGGGTTCCGAATAATGGTTTCTTTTCCCTAACGTGTTCCAATATTGTATTTGGGGCAAAGTTCCCATTCATCTTTTTCTCGAAATCCAATAATCTTAATTTGTCTCAATGGTGCTTGGTCGCCAGCACGAGCGGGTTCTACAATTCGCACAAGTCCCCAATCTGCAAGAAGAGTTGCGATTGTGTTGCGACGTTGTATGTCAGAGTCTTCTAGGTTTGACTTCTTACCATCGAGTAAGAACAACTCCTTGAAGTGCACGATAAAATATCGGCCCTGTTTGTGCAGGATATGACAAGACTGATACAGTTTCTTATCCCGTCGAGAGGCCACACCGATGCGTGTCAATGTTTCACGTACCTTCAGAAAATCATCTGGTTCATTGAGGACAATCTCCAACATGTCGTTGGGTGTCCAGAGTCTACTTTGTTCCACCTTTATACATCCTTTGTTTTATTATTTCCACTTGTTCGGGAGTCAAGAGAGGTAGAATGGATTTTGCTTTTTCATTGCTGTATCCATAATATTCTTTTACCACTTCTAAGTTACCCACGTCATCCGGTTTATTCCATTTGGAAAACCGCTTTCGTTTCCTTACTATATTTAGTAAAAAATCGTATTGTAACTTCTTATCAAGGTGATGATATTGGTTCAGAACATTGACAACGTGAACTGTGTCACGAAAATAAGACAGGGAATGATTGGTGATATAGGGGTTGTATGCCTTCTCACTTTCATCATCCACAATCAGATTTTGTTTAGTGTCATTAATAGACTTAATGTACTCAAATGGATTCATAATAAAGTTAATCTCGTTTCACTCTTGGGCCAGATAGACTCAGTGATATTCTTTCTGTCCCTGTAATTTCTTCTCACTTCGGTGTCGCCCATACTGTTTAGAAAATTAATACTCAAGGTTGACCGGTTACCATTTATTGATATGTAGTCGTGCCATGTATCTTCAGTACGTTTGAACGTGAACATTCGATTCGGTCTCCAAGGTGCTGTTTTGTATACATCTCCACCTTTCGACTTATACAAACGTGTGCCATTATTCACATCCGATATGTAGATGATGTTAGACAGAATCTTGTGTTTCGAATCTACGTGTACTGGATAGGTGTAACCTCGACCACAGTTGGAGTAGGATATTTCAATCAAGTCATACTGACCCTCAATCGAATACTCTTTCTCCAGTCTCCTAGCATACTTCATTAGTATAGCATCAATCAAGCCTGCTTCTTTTTGATAAAGAAACGTTTCCTTGAACAGATGAAACTCTGCAAGAAGTACATTGACCTTGTCTTCTGGTTTACCCTTAGGCCATCGTCCAAGCAGAGTCTTCATCAAATGGAAGTCTTGAACACTCAGAAAGTCATCGGTAATCCAGTGTGTCCAAGGGTCTTTATATTCAACTGAGTTCAACATTCGCCATAATCTCTGTCATACAAGCAACTAGGTTGAGTTCGTGGTCTGCCACAAACGCATCTTTGTATTGATAGTCGGCAAGAATCAAAACCAATTGGGGTATCGATTGTGATTCAACCTTCTCATACATACTATCGTATATAGTACGAAAGATGACAGAAGAGTCTACGTCCATGTTGTTAGTAACCCATGACCGCATCTTCTTGAAGTCCTTGTCCTTCAGAGATTTAAATAACGCATCGTAGGATGCGTCAGTCTTAGTCAGTGAACCTAACTTGAGTTCACCACCCATAGACGAACGTTGCAGTTCGTTTAGAATACGACGCCAGTCCGGCGCGTGTTTCATGATGAGTTCTGCGATACCCTGCATTGTGGGGCCGCCAATTGCAACACCCTCTTCACCCATGATGAACTTGATTCGTTCCATCATTTGACCACAGAGAACCTGCATGTCCTTCTTGGACGTGTTGAATTCATAGACACCACAACGAGAGTGCAGTGGTTCGATGATACGGTTCTTGAAGTTACATGTCAGAATGAACCGACAGTTATCAGAGAACTCTTCGATGAACCCACGGAGAGCGGGTTGCGTTGATTGGGGATTGAGGTAATCTGCCTCATCGAGAATCACTACCTTGTATCCACCCATGAGAGATACACTGGACGCGAAACGACGAATTTTTGTTCTAAGTGTGTCAATGTTACCATCTTCTGAACCATTGATTAGAATGTAATCAAGGTCGAGTTCATTACAGATGGCCTTTGCGACGGTGGTCTTACCCAGACCTGCCGTGCCTGTGAACATCATATTGGGAATCTCGCCGGTTGCGACGATGTCAGAAAAGGTTTTCTTGAGATGTTCGGGTAGGATACAGTCTGCGACTGTCTGTGGTCGATACTTCTCGACCCATAAGAATTCGTTCATATTTCACCATAATAAAAAAAGGGGACGAAGTCCCCATTGTATCATTAAACTTCGAGTCGTGCAAGTATTTTTGATTTTGACCAAGACTTGGGAATGTCTACCCCTTGACTTTTTGCGTATGCAAGAAGTTCATTTTTGGTCATGTTTGCCAAGTCAACAATCTCTTCGACAACCATTTCTGCCGCAGCGACTGCATCGTCTGCATCCACATCACCATCACCATCGATGTCTAGTGTACCCTTTCGTGTGATAACATAAAAGAATCCACCAAAAGCGATGAGAGCCAATACCATGAAGAAAATATCCATGATTATTCCTCCGTAGACTGTTCTTCACCTTGAAGTGCTTCAACTTGTTGAATCAGGTTGATGCACTGGTCGCGCAACTGCCCGATAGTTGAAAGTTCTTCACCACGGAAACCGCCGCGTCCAGCGACAGTATCCACCACTGCGACCGTGCTACGGGTCACTCGATTGACAAGGTCAATCATTTGATCGTTCATGAGATATCTCCTTTAAAATTTACTTGACTTCTGTAGCGCTACCCAATAAGTCGATTGACCTTCTGGATCTGTGTTGCAGAACTTAGAAATAAGTTTCCGCGAAATTTGTACTTCGTAATCACCGTCTTCGAGTAACTTGAGGTTGTTGATGTTAAACACCGCACTCATATCTTCACTCTTAGACTCACCCTCAACCATTACACTAAATGCGTTCGATGTGGCATCGTCGTTATCTCGCACTGTCAACACTACTGCACCATTATCTATAGTCGCAATAACTTCGGTGTGTCCCAGTGCAGAGGCCGCACTCTTAATCTTGTTCAGGGTATCACGGTCAATACGAAACCATGCATCATCACAAGGTGCATCGATAGTCTTTGTGACAGTGGTCAATGTGCTTGGGTCAGAGTAAAAATACTTGATACTCGAACGTCCAGACGCAGATGAGATTGTCACATAGTTATCTTCGAAGGTCAAGTTTGGTGATTCTACCAGATTCAAAACACTGAGAAATTCACGCAAATCGTAAATACCAAACGACCGTGGAAATTCGATGTCAAGGTACGCTTCGGCAAGAACAGTACGTGATTCAGATACAGTACGAATTGTTGTGCCTTCACCAATCAAAAGATTTCCGTTGATACCAGAAAAGTTACGAAGCACCGATAGGGTGCGGTCAGAGAGTTCCATTATATACTTCCTTGATTAAATTTACCATAGTTTAACAAAAGTCTTCATTCATGTCAACAGAATTTTCACTCTGCTTGACAAAAATCTGTATACATTTTCTAAAATGCCTCCCCACCACAGCAGTCGAGCGATGGTCTACTTTACCTATTGCGACTGCTAGATTGTAGTCCGGAGTGACTCGTTGCACCTTTCTATTCGAGTCTTTGTATAGAAAGTCACCACCCCACTCAATGTCCCAGTTTCGATTGAGATAGATTGTGATTGCACCGTTTCGTTTCTTTTCAACATGTTTTGTAAAGTCACAATGCCATTCGATGTTAGACCCACCAGTCCAGACAAAATACTGTACTGAATTCTCTGTCTCTGGTTCTAGGTCTGGATAGTGTCTCTTTATGTCCGCAACTATCTTATCGTACAGAGGCCGGTTTGTTTTTACAATCTGGTGTACCAATACCAAGTTATTGTATCGTTCCCGTTCGGGGTCTGCATACTCCCTTGGTTTACCTGCTAACCAACCAAAGTTTGTTGTCCAACAATGGTCGGTCGAGTTCAGTAATTTATCACAGTACGTAGACGCCTCTTTGGCAGTATCTTCTGACAAGAATCCACCATGCAATGCGAAACGATATCCATCCGTCATGCAATCACACTAAAGTTCTTACGTTTGACAAATTCGATTTTGTCTTCGAACTTTCCTTCCAGTAACTCACCCTTGTGTGAGATGATGAACACGTTGGTATCTTCACCCAGTGTGTCCAGTATGTTTGTGAGATTGTCCACACCCTCGACATCCAGAGACGAATCAAAGGTCTCATCCAGAATCAGAAGGTTAGTCGCGACTGAGTTCTTCATCTTAGCCACCTGTCTCCATGTGAATAGGAGCGCGAGGTCAATGCGTTGTTTCTCACCCTCAGAGAATGAGTCGTATGAGAACTCATCACGATGTCGCGACTTGATAGACTCCTTGAACGTATCATCCAGATGGAACGACACAAAGAAGTCTAGAACTTGCAGATACTTGTTGGTGAGGGCGTTGATGACGGGTATATACTCTTTAATAATTTTTGTTTTAATTCCCGTGTCCTTGAGCAGTTCGGTGATAACAGTCGAATACGCAACGGCCTCGTTGAGGTCGGATTTCGTTTCTCGAAGTCTTTCTCGATCATCATTGAGATCCACGAGTACAGATTTTTCGGATTCAATAGAAGTCGTGTCATCGTCTTGTCGGGCCAAGTAATTATGAATGTTTGTAATCTGTCTTTGGTATTCATCGATTTGTACCTGTCTCTTGTCAAACTCTGCAATCATGTCTCGCAGTTTATTGGATTCTTCGGTTACACTCGCCAACTTCTCGTTGAACGACTTGATTTTTCCGGCGGCGACGTGTCTTCCTTCTTCGAGTTCATCCCACTTTTTTGCGGCTGACTCTGTCTTTTCTTGTTTAAGTCCTTCGTCAATACCTTGATCACAGGTGGGACAAGTGGTGTTACTTTCATAGAATTTAATCTCTTTGTTCAGTTCTTTCTGTTTGACACCGAACTGGTGGTCATACTTCTTAATCTCTGTGAGTTTGTCAGAGATAGATTGATGTTGGTCAGATAAGTCGTCAAGATAAGACCGGTCGACCGTACCCATACCCAAACGGACATTGTTAATTGACTCTTCGAGTTTGGCAACCTCAAGTAGTTTCTCGTTGCGATTGTCCCTCTGATTACGTTCAAGGTTCTCAACATACTTGGTCTGTGTGTCAATCTTGTACTGCAGGTTCTCTAATTCTGCCGTGTTCGCACGTACCCTCTCTTTCAGTACGGAGAACTTCTCTTTGAGAATGGCATTCATCTTGGAGAATACATTGATGTCGAGTAGGTCTTCGATTACCTCACGTCGATGTTGTGCAGGTAACTGCATGAACGGCACAAACGACGACGAACCCAACACCACGATTTGGTGAAAGGATTTGTGGTTTAGTTTGAGAATGTTTTGTTCGAGTACCTTCTGATATTCTTTGTTGTGACTATCTTGGTTGAGAAGTGTACCGTCACGGTATATCTCAAACTTCACGGGTTTGATACCACGAACCACCTTATACTCAGAACCTAACGCAGAGAATTCTACCTCGACTACACAGGCCTTGCCGTTTATCGAGTTTATCATTTGGTTTTTGGTGATGCTACGATGCGCCTTACCAAACAGACCAAACGAAAGGGCATCAAGCATCGTAGACTTACCCGCACCATTCTGACCCACAATAAGAGTAGAAGATGAGGCGTTCAGGTCTATCTGCGTGAACGAGTCGCCGGTACTAAGAAAGTTCTTGTACCGTAACGTTTTAAATACAATCATAGTTTTGCTTTAAACTTCACCAATGTATCAACAACCTCTATCTTATCATAACTATTCTCCAAAGTAAAGTACCTTTCTCGCTCTGGATAGTCGTGTACAAACACGATAGAGTTTTCATGTAGATTATTCATAACGAATGAACCAACCCACTGTCTGGCACGACCGTCAATAAAGACAACATCCCATGTTCGTTTCTGTGTCAGTGGCCACATAGAGTAGTCAACCACACACTCCCACGGTGTAGGAAATCCATACTTTGCTTCGGGTCGTTTTTTCCAATCATCTGGAATCAAATCCAGACGGTCAGTGTTCATGGGTACGAGTACGTGTTCGACATTGTCCCTATCAGAACACATTTCCTTGACCTTCTCGTACCACTCTGGATGGTGGTCTACGGTTGTCAGAGTCTTTACAAGGGGAGCAAAGTTTGGTGTGGAATGTCCAGAACCATA